GGGCGTGGGGCGTAGCGCAGCACAACCTCTAGTGCCTTGCCGTCGTAGGTGCCAATGTCCACGATGTTGCCGGTCGTCTCGCCTGCTGCCCAGCACAGCGTATAAAGCCGCCAGAGGCGTGCGCGGAGGACAAAGTTAAGGCTTCCACATGCTTCGTCAAACTTAGGGTCAGTCGTAAAAAAAAGGTTACGGAACCACACGAACAGGTCGTCGTGGAAGGTGCAGTCGCTTCCAGCGTTTGCGCCGAGTAGCCCCATCAAATGCTGCAGCGTCTCTTGTACCTCTTTTCGTTTTTCGGGGCTGAAGTTCTGGTAATCCTTGTGGAATAACGCTGCACTCGGGATCATGGCGTGCCTCGTTGATGCAGCGGGTGAGCCATATCTGCCACCATATTCGGTTCCCTCGTTTGATGTTGCGCGGTGCTTGCACGGTCTTTCAGTCTCTGTACGCCTTTTTCGCCGAATAACTGCCTAATCAGCCCAATGGCGTCAGGGTCTGACAATACTGCCTTCGCCCCAGCCTCGCGTACAAGTTCTGCCACACGCAGCGTGTCAATCGTGGCACCTTGGGCTAACCGTGCGTCTAAGTATCGGAGGCGCTGCAACGGTGATTCTTTGACCTTGGCATCCCAATACAACTGGGCTGACTGGACTTTGTAATCTACGTCAGGAATATCTTTTTTTTTCTCTTGTTTCCAAGAGGGAATGTAATCAACCTCATCACCCATTTCTACTACCTCTCTATGGTTTAGGGCAGATGACTGATGGTGAATCCGCACGGTTGAGACGTAGGAACGCCTCAATGGGATCGTGCGGTTTGATGACTGACGGAGCCATCCGCTGTCGGCTACTTTTGCTCAAGGTTCGTCCCCTTGAGTGCCATTTGCGCTTCCCGACTGACGCCGCGCACCTACAGGCTGGCCGCCCCGGTGTAGGTTTAAGGTCATCCTGCGCGTGGTTGCCCCGACCAGAATGCCCGAACGTGTTGGCGTGGTGGGGTGCTTGACAAGGCTAGAACAGCCCTTCACAATCTCACTCACGCTGTACCCGTAAATACATCGTAAAGGCAGGCCCCCTGCCGCGTCAACCCCCGAAAGGGGGTTTGTCGTTTCTACGGTCAAAACAACTGTCCTTGGCTTGCAGGGGCATATTGGATGTCATATCGCTGACTATCGCCTTTTGGATACGGCTCTATGGGGTACAACAATTCGCTTCGTAAGCGTTTGCGGTCTTTTCTATCCGCGCAAATGTAAATGTAACGATGCTTCCGAGGCCGATCTTCTAAATAAAAATCATCGCCAAATCGTTGTCTCATGTATTCAGCCGGACTTTCTTGTCCGTGCGCCATATTTGCAACAGTTTTTCCGTGCAAATGCTCCATTCCGCGTATTTTCCAATCGGTTCGTTTGGCGGAAAGCCCCGTGTATAAAAAATTAGTTGCTTGATATATGTAACCAACATGACCTTGAGCCATGTCGGCGTAACTGACGACAATGCGCGGTTTAGGCAATAGCCGCAACGATTGACCTACCAATGTGCTTGGCCCGTTTTTGATTGGTTTACGAAAAACCAGTCGGTTTAGTTCTAACACAATGTGTACATTTAATTTACCTGCTACCCCTTCGCACAACGATGGCGATGGGGGGCATCCATAGGTAATCGCCCCCTCCATTACGTTGTCAACAAACAAACCAAACGCGAATGAAATGCTTGGTATACGTTTTGCGTAATGTACGTTAAGCAGCCATTCGTGCGTTTCTTCATTTTTTATTGGCAAAACGCGCATTAGGGCTTTGCCACCTTGCCAGCCTGTAACTGCCAAAGGCGAGCATCTGGCACTTTGTCTGCCTTGACCCATTGCTGCACCGCCGCTCGGGTAACCCCGAAAGCCTTGGCAACAGCATATTGGGAACCGTATCGCTTGATGAGTTGTTGAGGTTTCATAAAAAAAGAGGATAGGGGGGTTGACACGCTATGTCAAGGAGCCTATCCTATCAGCGTTGATAAACACAACGGAGACAACAGACATGTCCACGATCACAACGCAAATGTATCTGACCGGCATCCGCTGGGAAGTAGAAATTCACTTTGATTACCAGCCCGAGGAAGATGACACGGGCATGGCCGAGGGTATTGACCTCACGCAAGTGTGGCTGCTCGGTCACTACCCCGAGCATACGGCGAGACGTGGCGATTACGTCGGCGTGAACATCAAGTGCGACATTGACGAAATGACGCCCGCTGAACAGAAAGCCTTTGAGCAAGCCGTGTGGCGGGTGATCCGATGAAACGTCAAAGCGTGTGGCCCGCCATCCTCATCATCATCATCGTGTTTTTAATTGCCGCGATTGTAGAGCCGTGCGACGGCCACAGTTGCGATGCGGAGGTGTCCCATGGAGGACGATGACACTTGGTGGCACCAGCAAGATTTAGAAATGCAGCAACGTGAAGAGCAAGAACGCATTGAAGCGTGCAACAAAGCATTAGACGAACTGGAGAAGAACGATGAGCGAATTACTCAAAATTAACGTCAACGATCACCTTGAGAAGAAGGGCAACCTGTCCTACCTGTCGTGGGCGTGGGCGTGGGCCGAGGTGCTAAAGATAGATTCTACAGCCGTGTGGGTTGCGCACGAATGGTCGGATCGCCCTGCGATGTTTATGCCCGACGGCACCGCGATGGTGAAGGTCAGCGTGACGATTAAAGGCGACACCAAGTCTTGCGTGTTGCCAGTGATGGACAACCGTAACCGTGCCATCCAGAACCCTGACGCGTTCGCCATCAACACCGCGATCATGCGTTGCCTTGCTAAAGCAATCGCTATGCACGGCCTTGGCCTCTACATCTACGCGGGTGAGGACTTGCCCGAGGGCGAGAAGCCCGAGCCGAACCCCGAGGTGCTTGCCAAGATTGCCGAGTGTGCTGATGTCGCTGCGCTGACGGCGTTGTTTAAGTCATTGCCCGTAGACGCTCGGCAGTTGCACATGGACGCGTTCCAGGCTCGCAAAAAGGAGTTGTCGCAATGAGTGATGCCCAACGTAGTGAGACTTGGTTTACTCAGCGCCTCGGGAAAGTTACCGCAAGCCGCGTAGCCGACGTGATTGCTAAAACCAAGACGGGCTACAGCAGCAGCCGTGAAAACTACATGGCTGACCTGATTGTGGAACGTCTGACGGGACAAAAGGCGTCATCGTTTAGCAACGCCGCAATGGAGTGGGGCGTAGAGCAGGAACCGCACGCCAGAGCCGCCTACAGCGCCGCGACAGGCGAGTTGGTAGAGGAGGTGGGGTTCATTAACCACCCGAGCGTGCTGATGTCTGGGGCGTCACCTGACGGCGTGGTGGGCGAGGGGCTGGTGGAGTTTAAGTGTCCGAACACGGCTACCCATCTGGAATACCTGCTGGCCAATAAACCACCGGGTAAGTACGTCACGCAGATGCAATGGCAGATGGCGGTGACGGGTGCCAAGTGGTGCGATTTCTGTAGTTACGACTCACGTTTGCCTGCACACCTGCAGATGCTGGTCGTGCGGGTGGCGCGTGACGACAAGGTGATTGCCGAGTTAGAGGCAGAGGTGAAGAAGTTTTTGGCTGAGTTAGACGAAAAGTTAAAGCAACTAGAGGAATTGAACCGTGGCTAATTTTCAAACCAACTATGACCCGAACATGAAGGGCGTGCTGTTTAAGAACGACAAGGACGGCAACGAAAAGCGTCCTGACTACCGTGGGTCGTGCGTCATCAACAACGTGGACATGAACATTTCGGCGTGGATCAAGACCAGCAAAAAGTCAGGCGACAAATACATGTCGCTGAAGTTTGAGGCAAAGGGTGAGGGTCGGCTGTCGCGCACCAACCAGCCTGTAAAGCAAGAGAAGGTGCTGACAGAAGATAACTGGGTGGACGATGACATCTTCTGATTTTGAGGCGCGGTTTAGGGCAGCGCGTAACGCTGAGATGGTGGTGGCGTTGTACCTACTCGCACGCGGTCACACCGTTACATTGCCCAAGCGGCGTATGGCAAAGGACTTTGCAGACCGCAAAGAGTTTGCCGACAAGGGCGACGTGTACGCGTCAGGCAAGCGCATAGAGGTCAAGCACATCAAACATGACTTTGAGTATCAGGCGTGGCCGTTTAAGACGGCGGCGATCTGTGCCAAAGCGTCGTTTGATGCGGCTAACCCACGCCCTGACTACTACTACATCGTCAACGCGTCGTTGACCGTAGCAGCACTGGTAGACGTGCGCGTGACGTTCCCTGACTGGATCGTAGAGCGAATAGAGGATCGGGAACGCGGTTACGATTACGAGGTGTATGCCGTGGAGCCGGAGTATTTGGGTTGGCGTGTATTAGATTGGGATGAAAAACTGTGAGAATTTTTATCGGTTGGGACAGCCGCGAGGACATTGCGTATCAGGTTGCGGCAAAGAGCCTACGCAGACACGCAAGCGTGGAGTTAGACATCGTGCCGATCAAGCAGCAGGACATGCGTGAGCGTAACCTGTACTGGCGTGACCACGATCCGCTATCGTCTACCGAGTTTTCGTTTACGCGGTTCCTGACGCCTTACCTTGCTGATTACAAAGGTCATGCGTTGTTTGTGGATTGTGATTTCTTGTTCAGACACGACATCGCAAGCCTATTGGACTACATGGACAAAGACATTGCCGTGTGGTGCGTTAAACATAACTACTGGCCCAAAGAGTTTAAGAAGATGGACGGTGCGATACAGCACCAATACCCACGCAAAAACTGGTCTAGTTTTATGTGGATTAACTGCGGGCATGAGCAGGTGCGTGCGCTGACTCCCGAGGTAGTCAACCGTGAGTCAGGCATGTATCTGCACCGCTTTAATTGGTTAACCGACGATGCCATTGGCAGCCTACCCATCGCCTATAACTACCTTGAGGGCTGGCACACCAAAGACGACTGCCCAAACCCTATTGGCGTGCATTTCACGCGGGGTGGGCCGTGGTTTAAAGATTGGGTGGACGTGGAATACGGCCAAGAATGGATGGTGGCAAGCCGGTGAAACGCATCTTTCCTAAAGGCTCGCACCCCGAGGACATCGCGCACGCGGTGTTGCGGATGACGCAGCAGTTGCCGACCAACAAAGCGTGGGCGGTGACGGTGGAGGAATGGAAGAAGCCGAGGACGCAGCAGCAAAATCGGTTTCTGTGGGGTGTGGCGTACCCCGCCATCCTTGAGGGCGGCGGTGAGGCGCTACGCGGCTGGACACGCGATGATTTACACGATTATTTCTTAGGTGAGTGCTTTGGTTGGGAGACGCTAGAAGGGTTTGGGCGTAAGCGTATGCGGCCAATCAAGCGATCCTCTGCGCTAACCAAGCAAGAGTTTAGCGATTACCTGATTTTCCTTGAGGCAAAGTGTGCAGATATGGGCATCGTGATACCGGAGCCAATGTATGAGTCTGCGTAAAGAGGCTAAAGGTCGCGGCTGCATGGTGCGTTTACCCGGCATCTGCAACTTCAACAGCGAAACCGTGGTGCTGGCGCATATCCGCGTAACAGGCGTGAGCGGCATGGGGCTGAAGTCGCCCGACCTACTTGGCGCGTGGGCGTGTAGCGCGTGCCACGACGAACTAGACGGCAGGACGCATCAAAGCGGGCTGTCACGCGACGAGTTACGGTTAGCGCACTACGACGGCATGGCGCGAACCATTGCACAACTGGAAAAAGAAGGGCTGATATGAACTTTTGGTGCGACACGCCTTATGTCACCGCCTATGTGCGTAACGAATTCCTGCACGACCATGAGAAGGGCAAGGGCGAGTTCACGCTATGCACCGTGTTCGGCTTCCGCGCTGAACCCATGCGCGTGCCGATGTTCCAAATCATGCTGGAGAACGGCGCACAGTGGGCAAGAATTCCGATCCACGCGCTGTGCAGTAAGCCCTGCCCTGAGATGGCATTGCCGCTCGTCGTATGGTGGGACGCTTTCAGCCGCAACTGTCAGGTCAAGGAAGTGGCGTTCCTGCGTAACCACCGCGTAACCGCAATCGGACGCGACAAGGTGCAACGCTTAGGCACCTACCTTTTTTCGGTGTTGTGGTGCGACGGCGGGTGGAGCGAGGTGCCGGATCAATCCAAAGACCATCACATTATCGCGTTGGATACAGGCCAGTTTATTGCTTACCCTAACAACAGGCTTTTGTGGTCTGACCCGTCGTGGATCAGCGGGGAGGTGCCACGGGACTGGCGCAGCCCCTCTACCAACTACACCGTGGAGGGTAGCCCGTGAAATGGCTTATAACGGCTTTACGGCGGTTTTTAGACCGTATGACGATACACGATTGGCGTCACGTCCCCCCGCCTAATTGGGCGTGTAAGCGCGGATGGCAGGATATATGGTGATCGTAGACAACGAGTCAGAGCCGGGGGCGTGGCGGGACGAGTTAGCCCGTATGCCTTGGAAGTACAATACCCCGCAAGAGGAGAAGGTACGCAACGCCCTAGCCGAGTTGCGACAACGTGGACTCTGGGACATTGCAAACGTGTTGGAGCAGGAAATTACTGCGTTGCGTGCGGAAAGAAGATGACAGGTCGTCTAATGGTAGGACAACGGACT